CGCCTGCCGCCCAGGGGCGCCAGAGACCACCTCCAGGTGGTCGATCTCCACACCGCCGCGCCAATATCCCAACCACAGCGCCCGCAGTCCATCGGCGGTCGTGCGACTCGTGGCGGTGAGCCTGAGCCAGCTGCCGGGATCCACCTGCTTGCCGGCCTGGCTCCAGGTCTCGAACCATGGTCGATCGCGTCTCATCGCCACCTCATAGCCTTTCAGCCTGATGTCAGCCTCCAGCAGGGGGATTGCTGCCCGTTGGTGCGGCAGGTCCCGCCAGTAGCGAAACAGCTGCTCCAGCGTGATCGGTGCGTTGTTCATGCTCAGGGGGCGGGTTTGCGGTGGTCTTGGGCCAGTAGTCCGGCGAGGAATGACAGGGCATTGGTGCCAAATGTGGTCAGCGCCGCCAGTGCTGCCGCCTGGTGGCCGTCATGGCGAACCACCTCAACAACCACCACGGACGACAGCACAATCAGCAGGGCCGTGATGAGTCTGAGGATCGCCCCGACGACGCGGCTGGACCAACTGTTCACCGGTCGCCCTCCAGCACGCCGACGCGGGCCTCGACGCCGCTGATGCGATCGATCACGCCGCGCTCAACTTCAGTGATGCGCTCGAATAGCCGCTGGTTGGCCACGCTTGATTCCTTGCGGTCCTCACGCATCTCCTGACGGATCAATACCAGCTCGCCGGTGATGGATTCCAGCCCGGCGGTGAGGCGAGCGCTCACCACCTCATTGCCGGCGGTGCGGCGTCCCCAGCCCAGGAATAAGCCCAGGCCGGAGGCGATTAGTACAGCGGCAATCTCAGTCGGCATGACATCACAGCAGCGTGAGTTTCAGGATCCCCAGGCTCTGGTCCAGGTCGGTCGTATAGGTCTGACCGGAAGCAACCGTGATGCTGCTTCCATGGTCGTAGTAACAGATCAGGTTCTTACTGGCGGCCGTATCATTGACCAGATAGCCATAACGAAACGGCCCAAATCCTGATCCGCTGCCGGTCCATGTGGGCGGGTCGCCCAGGATCAGCGTCAACACACCCGCGCTTTCGGTCAGGCTGACGATGGAGGAAGTGCCGCCGCCAGCCGTATACCCGCCGCCGGTTGCCAACTCGCCGGTTACATCAGCCGCCAGGGCGGAGGTTTGAGAGGGTGCGGTATTCGTCAGCCGCCATTTCAAGGTATCGGCTGAGAGGTCGTGTTTCTTTTGGGCCAGTGCCAGCAGAAACGGCCTGAATACAAGTGGGGTGACGGTTGCCATGGGGTCAGGCTACGGAGGAATTCAGGGCCTGAGCCGCCACCCTGACCTGTGCAGTGCCCACCCTGGTAAACCGCTGGCCGCTGTAGGTGGACTCCGCTGCCACCACCGACACGCCGACCCTGGCGGTGCCCACCTTCGTGCTCTTTGTCAGCGAGTAGGACGACTCCAGCTGCTGCGGTGCCACCCGGACCTGAGCGGTCCCAACCCGTGTCGAGCGGTTCACCGTGGTGGCCAACCTGGTTCCGCCCAGCGGCAGGTAGCGCTCCACATAGTCATATTTTGCCGGGTTGTATTGCAGCGCCGTAATGGGGTATTCATCGCCGTTCTGCTCGCCAACAGTTAGCACCCGCCACAGACTGAACGCATCAGAATAGATATAACAACCGGCCACCAACGGCACAGCCGGCAGAGCGCTTGCAAGCGTGAGGGTAGAACCAGAGGCGCCGACCACCGCACGAGAGGCCACGGTGCCATCAGCAAGGGCCACCATCGCAACCGGTGAGGTCGTCGCCGGCAGTGATCCGACGGGCGTGTCGATTACCACGGTGGTGGTGGTGCCGCCCACAATCCGCCCCCCACGGCGTGCTCCAGAGCTGTGCAGCTGATCCTCCGTTGCGATGATCATTCCCGGCCGCACCGCTACGCCAGCCGACGCGAGGGCCTTGAATGTCACCACGTCAGTCTCCGAGTTCTCCGTGGCGAGCAGCATGAACCCAACCCGCCGGGCCTGACTCTGAGAGCAACAGCCAAACCCCTCGACACTGGCGACGATCGCGCCATAGCGGGCGATGCCCTCGCGGTCCTCAATTACCTCATAGGCCACATCCTGCTGATCACGATCAAACCAGCTGACGACCGCAACGGTGTGGCGCTGCGTCCGGCTTGAATTGGAATAGGTAAACTCCTCCGCGCCGATGTTCGATTGATTGAACACATGCGCCGCATCTGCTGGCCGATCCTGGCCGAGGCTCACGCCGCCCGACTGCCAGAACGGCATCGCCCGAAACACTGAAGCCAGGTCGTTGATTGCTTTATACGCTTCGGTGCTTGATTGCAACGCGACGTGACAGCTGAACCGTGGTTCCGTGGCGCCGCCAACCCCAGTCGGCACCCGGCCGTTGGCGTAGACCGATGCCGCGTAAAACGCCCAGCGGTCCAGGTCGCTGGCGTTGATGTGATCACCGGTCCCATATCTGGCGGTCGTCAGCAGATCCCACAGCTGCCAGACCGGATCGGTCGTCCATTGCGGGGTGGAGAACGTCCCATTCCAGACGCCGGCAAACGTCAGCGAGCCATCTGCCGCGCTCACTGTGGCGTTGCTCGGAATCGCCACTTTCATGGCCCGGATTCGATACGACCGCGCCGGGACGGTGGTAAACGTGCTGGCCGGGGCCTGCAGGAACACCAGCGCCGAGTGAGGATAGCTGAGCTTCGCGTAGGTCAGCTCCGTATAGCTGGACCAGCTGAACTCGTCGTAATGCCGATCACCGCTGGGATCCTTCTCGCTGGAGGGCCGATCGATCGTTTCCCGAACTACCCGCACCCCCACGGGGAACGTCCCAGATAGCGGCACCGTGAGCGTTCGCTGGAAGGGGTCAGCTGAGCGACCGTAGACGCTATCACGTGCCGCCATGAAATAAGCTCCGCCGTTGTAGCTGAGATGCACTTGCCAGTTCACCTCATCTTTCCGCGTGTCGCCATTCTCTAGGTACTTCTCCAGCCGAGGGAATGACACCGTGACCCGTACTGCATCAGTGTCTGGATCAGTGATTGTGCGGCTGATTGGCGTGGCGTTAGTGACAGTGACGCCGACTGATACTTCAGTCTGCACCGCCTCAAAGCCCGGCACATAGGTTTGATCTGCGGTTCCATAGCGTACCGCAACCGTTATATCTTGGAAGTTGTAATCATCTGCTGATGGCGCTTCAGGGTTAGCCGATGCCTTAAGGATTGGCGTGCCGTCCAGGAAAATATCCTTGAGCAGTGCCACGTTATACGCTGCGCTGCCACGGGTATAGGCACGAGCGGACGGGAAGCCTTGGATCTCCCCTTCGCTGATTAGGTCAATCAGCTGGATGTATTGCGTTGAATTGAGCGAATCCTTTGCGGTCTTTGGCGTCGTGGTGCCAGTCGCTGCCTGTTGCCCGCCAGAGCCTGAGATGATCATGCGACGCTCAACCCAGCCGAGATCACCACACTGCCGACGATCGGCTCACCCATGCAGACCGGCACCGGCACCCCCTGGCGGCTGGTATTCGTCACCCCGCTAAACACGTAGGACGCACCCACCTTTGGGTTGCCCTTGATCCCCTCATCAATCCGTGGCGTCGGGGTGAGCAGCTGGGCCACGCCGCCCAGCACGAGAGAGGCGCCGATCCCCATCAGTGGCGAAGCCAGCGCCAGGCCAAACAGCTGCAGACCGGGCACGAATGATAAGCCGATCAATGCCGCTCCGGCCAGGATCCGCCCCGTCGCTCCAGCGCCACCAACTACTGGCGTGATCGTGATCACACCCGCCACGGGAAACGGCAACAGCTCCAGCCCCAGAGGCTCGCCATCACCCCGCACCTCATAGAACTGCCCCATCATGTGGGGCTCAAGCTCGGGCCAATTTGCCAGCAGCCAACGCACCGCCTCAGCTGGCGATTGCACCATCGCCCGGAACTGCTGCCCCCCGCAATGGTCCGCCAATTGCCCGTAGAGCTCGATAGTCCGCATGTCTGAGTATTCGTCCCGTTTGCCGCTGCCACCATTCTGTGCACGGCTCCCGACCCGATAGCCGGCCACGGATGTGGTGGAGGATCAGGCCGTCTTCAATCATCACCGCGCAATGGTTCAGCTGGCCGGCGGTGGACCGCAGCGCCATCAGCAGCAGGTCCCCCGGCATGGCCTGGCCGGGGAGGGCCTCGACGAATCCGGCCGAGGGCCAGTGCTGATCAAACGTCGGCGCCGCCTCGAATTGCTGAGGCGTGGCGGGCCTTGGGAAAT